TGCTCAAGCCTAAATGCTCTGCCATTCCTTCAATGCTAGGAATCATATCACCATACATTTGATAGTCATCTATGTAAGCAAGAGCCTTCTCTTCTATTTCTTTATTCCACTTAGATGGTCTAGCCATTAGATTCCTCTATCCTTAGCTGTCAATGCCGCTTTTCTAAAATTCATGGCAGTAGGTCTTTTTTTATTACCTTTCCTACGCATTGTCTCACCACTACCTTGCTCTATCCTTTTACGTTTTGCATGTATGTTGTCGTAAAGTCCTTTAGGTTTTCTTCTCATGTTATCTCCAATTAGTTAGGACACTCTTTCCACGATGGACACCACAAATGGTTGGAAGCACTAAATGTAGCATCTATTAATGTATAAATGTCCTAGCTAATTAACTCTCTCCAATCATCAGGTAGTTGTAGTTTAATACCTAAGTCAGTTTCAGCAAAGACAATTACATCATCTATATACTCACCCATCTCTTTAGTATTTAGTTCTGTTGTGGATTTTAAGACAGTTCGTTCTTTATTGCAAACTATCTCTGTTTGTTTATCTAAAAATTCTTCTCTAAAAAAATCATGAATAGCATCTTTACTGTTATGCGTTTCCTTGCGTATTTGGTCAATAATACTAAAGTACAGCCTAGATTGAGACTGTGTTCTTGTCATCTTGTTAGGCTTTATAGTTATAACTGCTTCATCTGTATCACTACCCTTAAAAAAACTACGTGTCATATTCTCTACAATATCTGCTTTAGGTTTGTCTCTTTTAAGTATTCTACTTAACGATTCACTCACAATAAATAATCTCCTTAATGCCTGTGTCATCTGCCATGACCATCTAATGATGTGTCAGGATAATGTTCATCTACAAGCAATTGTTTTATTAATTGTCGTTTAGTTCGTGTTATTGCAAACTCTGCCATCTCTTTAATAAAATGT